TGTGGTGAGCCGGTTCGAGGCGACGATGCAGTCCGCGCTGCTCACGAACCAGCCGTGGGCCGAGACGCGACAGGCGCTCATCGGCGACAGCGAGTGGCTCCAGCAAGCGCCGCTCAGTTGGGCCGAGCGCATCTTACGCACAGAGACGATGAGCTGTTACAACAAAGCGGGGCACGAGTCGATGCGGCAAGCCGAGGAGGAACTTGGTCCCATGCTGCGCATCCTGTGCGCCATCTTTGATGAGAGAACTTCGTGGGATTCTATCCAGGTGCACGGCATGGTTCGACGCATGGATGAGCCGTTCGTGGATGGGATGGGGCGTGTCTACATGGTGCCCCCGAATCGTCCCAATGATCGCGAGTGCGTGGTGCCTCACATGCAGGACTGGCCGCTGTCGCCCGAGCTACTTCCGCGCAGCGATGACGAGGTGCAAGCGGCGTGGGCGCGGCAGACGCGCAGCAAAAAGCACCCGGAGGGAAGGCCAGGGGGACCGCCACCGCGCCCGCTCATGTCCACCGTTCCAGGCTTCGGCGGTGTTGAGGAATAGGCTCGCGCGTTAACCCGGGTTAACGCGGGGCGACGCCCGCCGCCGCGGTGCTATGCTGCGTCCTATGGAACTCCACACCACGTTTTCGCGGCGCGTGGGCGCAGGCACGGACCCCGTACTCGGCACCGACGCAATCCCGACCGGTCTGCCTGCCATCGGCGTTGGCGCGGACCTTCTGCGCAACATCGTGCGCTGCATTCACCCGTTCGTATCCGACAACCCGGTGCAGCGCATCGCGCTGTTCTACCGCTACGTGGGAGCGGGCGCGGCCCCCGTCATCCCCATGCTTGCGTACTGCTACGTGCGCGAGACGAACAGCTGGTTCCAGGTCGGCCCCGTCGTGAACCTGAGCAACGGCGTGGTGGCGTTCATCGATTCCATCGCGGGCATCCTGCCGATGCAGGCGATGCCGACGCAGGCGAACATGCTGGCGGGCGGGAGCCCCGGCGACTCGTGCAGCTCGCTGGAGGTGGTGCTCATCCCGTCTGCGCCTGCCGGTGCTCCCGCGGGCACGTACACGTTCGGGGCCATCTTCGACTCAAGCCTCGCGGGCGGCGACGCCGACAACGACTTCGCGCTCATCCTGGCCGAGCTTGTGGAAGTTGCGGTCAACACGCAAAAGATACTGACTGGTCAGCACGCGGTTGCTGGTCCCTATGGCGTGGCAGACAACGACGCAGTGAAGACCGCTATCGCTACTGTCGTTGCTCCGGTGGTGTATACCGGGGGAGACTTGAACGGCGTTGCCATGACGGCGGGCGGCGTGCTGTCAGCGCCGCACAACGTGAGCGTGACCACGGCGGTCAGTGCGGCGGCGTACAACATCGGCGCGGGCAATCCCATCGTCATCACGGGGACCGACTACTACACGCGCTTGCCCATTGCCGAGACTCTGTTGCTGACCAACGTGAACGGTGGTGAGACGATCACCGGCACGTTGCTGTTCGACGCGGCGACCATCTCGATTGCCGTGGCTGCGCAAGCCAACCTACTCGGCACGTTCGAGTTCGGTGTTGGCGACTTGGCTCCGGGCATCCAGCGGGTCGAGGTGACGGACGGCGCGGGTGCAGTCATCAGCCCAGCGACCGAAACGACGCTACGAACGATCGCCTCTGCCTTCGGTCCCGCTGGTCCTACTGGTCCTACTGGCGCATGCATGCAGGGAGGCAGCGACGGCGGGGCGGGCATGACGGTCCCGAGCGTCTCACCGCTACACTCCGTGACGAAGAATCGCGACGGCTGGGACGTGTCCCCCGTAGCTCCCCCCGCTTCGGCGTGGGCGACGCTGCGGACCTTCGCGGGCACTACGGTGGACACCGTCAACTGGACGGTCATGGAGACCGTCACGGGCATCGTGGACCTCTCGGGCCTCGTGTACCCGACCGCGCTCACGGGACTCGCGTTGACCGTCAACGGGCAGACGAAGACCTTCGCCGCGGGGCAGCCGACCGACATGGCCGACGCGCTTGCGGAGTTGAACGCCGCGATCACCGACATCACATTCACTGCTCCCGGCCCGGGATTCGCGCTCGTGCTCGTGAAGAAGACCCCCGGCAACCTCGCAATCTCGGGCACCGCGGCTGCGGTGCTCGGCTTGACCGTAGCGACCACGGGGTCATGGGTGGCATTGCCGACCTACAACACCGCGAGGCCCAACGCCCCCGGTGTGGAGGTGTCGTTCCCGCAAGTCTTCTCCGTTGGCAACGCGCCTACCGAGGTGATCTTCCGCTTGTGGCGGCTCAATCCGCAGTACGGCGGGACCGCTGAGATCGCTCGTGAGATCCGCGTTTCCGCAGCCGACATTGCCGCGCTGCCCTCGCACAGGATCCCGTTCGATGGCAGTCATGCGTTTTTGAGCGTGGCATTCGTGGGCGGTACGGCTCCAACGATCACGGGCGTTGCGAAGATTCGCGTGGTGTACGATGGAGTGCTGTCCAATTCGGACGCAACCACCGCGCCCTCAACAACGGCCCTCATCGCCGCTACCGGCGGCGGCTCGCTGTACGTGGAGTCGGCGGCGCTGGAGAACATGCACCTCCTGAAGGCCGGTGCGGGCCAGCACAACAGCACGCACTGCTACAACAGCGGCGTTCCTCTGTGCTACCTCGTGATCGTCGATCAACTCGCCGCACCGACCTCGACCGTGACCGCGTGCCGCCCGATCTGCGAAGTGCCCGGCGGGGGCGCGGTGCTGTCGGTATCGAAGCGCACGTTCGCTCTCGGCGGGTGGCTGTGCTTGAGCACCAACAGGACAACGTACACGGACCCCGGCGCTGTCGGCTGGTTCGTCGTGCAGGGAGACTGAGCCATGCAAGGCATAACTGCGATTGGTGGCTTGCCCCAAACGATCTTGCAGAAGATCAACAAGACCCTCGCCGCGTCGGTGGCTGGCTCGCTCGTAGTCTCCGACGACGCTCCGGTGTTCGCTGGCGATACCGAGTCGGCACTTGCCTCGCTCGTCATCACTGGTGCGAGCATGAGCAACACGCTGAACGGCGTGCTGTACGCGGTCATCAGCGGCCACGGCGTCAATACGACGCTCACGCTATACAGCGACGCAGCCAAGACCGTATCCGTGGCAACGGGCGCACTTGTCGGCCATGCAGGCGGAGCGGTTGTGCTCGCAGAGGTGGCGCGATCTGGGATGAGCGCTACGTGGACAGCGCCCGCTGACCCTGCGGACAACGCCGCGATCGTCGTCACGCTTGGTACGGTGAACGGTATGAAACTCTCGCCCGCATACGCGGAAGGAGTGCGCGGAGTCGTGCTCGACGCGGGCGTTGCCGCGGCTGGCGCTATGCGCGTTGTAACCGCGGGAGTGGCTCGCGTGCTGCTGAAGGACGCGACGGCGGCGACCAGGGGCGGGTGGATCTATACCAGCGGCACGGCGGGGAGGGCGGTATGCGCGCTTGCTCGCGACCCGTCGATCATCGAACGCCAGATCGGATACGCGGAAGAGGACGTTGCGGCGGGAGTCGGTCAGACCGTGCTCGCGCAGATCGTACTGAGGTGATCCATGTCACGCTCTGCAAAACTCAAGTCTGACTGGTACGAACTCGACAACAACCACCTGTACTACGGAATTGCGCCAGCGGCGGGCGACCACTTCGAAGCAATCCGTTTCGTCGCGTGTGCGTGTTTCGGCGGACTGGACGAGAACCCGATCGCCATCACGATCAGCAACGGAACGCCGGGTACCGGCAACGAATGGGAGATCGTCCTGACTCCGGAGTGCCCACAGAAGTCGATCGACTGCGCCCCGAGCGCGGTAGTGACGGCGGCGACCGGCATGACCTCGGCCGACTCGATTTATGGCGTTCCGATGGCTATCAATGAATTCTTGTACTTCCGCATCGGGACTGCGCCCGCGCGCCCGCTGAAGTACGACGGCACACACGCGCGAATCGATTGGACCGTGGCGTACATCACGCCCTGATGAGGAGAAGCCATGAGCGATTGTATTGCCCCCTATACGGTCAAACTGGTTCAGTTCAAGTGCGTTCTGAACAACGCTACGCCGATACCGTACTACGCGCCCCCCGCTGGTCACGCCACGGAGTTGGTGCGAGTAGAATACACCGCATCGTTCGGCAAGGGAGACGTACCAGAATACCCGATCGGCGTGCGCGTCTGTGGAGGTGCAAACCAGACGAACGGTGGCGGCGCGATCCTGACGCCCGACAACCCCAAGATGGTCTTCGACTACTCCTGTCCGCCGCAGTGGGCCGCGGCCGACGACACCATGTTCGGCAACGTCTACGGGATCCCGGACAGTATCGACGAGGTGATCAACTTCCAGTTGACCGATCAGCTGATCGGCACGTACCCGCCAGATCGAGCGCTGCGGTATGCCGATTCGCAGGTGGTCGTCACCGCAACCCTCGCGGACATCACCCCGTGGAGCCCGCTGCAACTCGGCGTCAAGCTCGATGCGTGGTGGTCTGCGAGGCTCAGCACAAAGACCAAGACCGGCGACCTGTGCACGCAGGTCAACGACCTGTCCGGGCACGCCTACCACCTGCTGCAAGCAACCGCGTCGAGGGGGCTGGAGGACTACCACGACGGCACAAGATACCAGCTTCGCGGAACGACCGCGGCAATCTCGTGCATGTCTGCTGCGTTCGCGTGCACAACCCCGCGCGAAATCATTGCCTCGGTCAATGCTAGCGGTTCGACGACTAACAACTACTTCTGGAACTGCCACACGACCGCAGCGGCGGACCGGTGCTCGCTATATCGCAACGTCAACAACGGGATCATGTACGGTAGCGGAACCGGCCCAGTCCGCACCGACGTGTGGAGCGGCTGGGGGGTCTGGGATTGCTACTACGACGGAGCCGCGTCCGAATTCCGGCTCAACAACGGGGCGGCGACGACCGGTGACATCGGAACGGCATTGCTCAACGGATTCGTGCTGAACGGCTTTTCTACACACCCGGACTATGGCCCAAATTGTCCCAATGCTAGCTGGGGCGACGTTGTTGTATGCAACGCGGCGCTCTCGGCAGACGAACGCACGATGCTGTACCGGTACCTTCGCGCTATGTCGAGATTCTAGGAGACCCCCATGGACACCCAACAGCTAATCGCTCTCATCGTCAGCCCCGTGACCGCAAGCGCCCTTGTCGCATTGCTGCGCCGTCACATCCCCAAACTCGACGGCCCCTACCTCGTGCCCGGGGTCGTTGTGCTGCTCGCAGTAGTGGGCAACGTGCTGCCGGTGCTCACCGGGACGATCACCACTGCTGCGATCCTGAACGCCATCGTCGCGGGCATCGTCGGCGGCCTCACCGCGTCGGGCCTCGTGCAGATCGGCCAAAGCGCGGCGGGCAAGGCGAGCGTCACCAACAACACCATCAGCGTGGTGCCATCGGACCCGAAGCTGATGAACAGGGCGGACCTGGAGCGGGACACCAAGCCGGGCGATCCGCCGAAGGAGCAGACGTGATGGGCTACGGTTCAATCGACTGCGGCACTCCTGCGCAGGTTGGGAGCGGGGCGACCATCGTGTACTACGGGTGCCAGCCCGTTGGGGACTTCCCGGCGCCGTGGGATCCGTGGGACAAGCAGGAGCCAATCCTGGTGCAGTCGGAGTACCACCCCATCGGAGAGTTCGCCGTCATGGCAGCCATCGATGCGCTACCAGACGACGCAAAACGCCGCGTGCTCGCGTGGCTCAATGCGCGGCTCGACATGACGCCGAAGCCTGAGAAGTAGCATGCCCCTCCCCTCCCTGCTCGCCTTCCTGCTCACCATGCTTGTCGCGGCGCGTCCGTCTGGTCACATCCACGACCGCGCGTGCTGGGAGACTGCGCAGGAGTACGAGCAGAGGGTCGCGAGGCATATCGACACCGCCGCGGCGTGGGTCTATTCGTCGGAGCCCGTGCTTGCGACGCACGAACGGTGATACCGTGGTAGGGTTTGGTCAGTCGCCATAACCCGGGTTATGGCGAGAACAGGAGACCACCATGTCAGGCGTAATCGAGCTGAGCGGCACCATCGTAGCGGGACCGACGACGATCACGGACACGACGTTCCCGGGGATGCAGGGCAACGTGCCGCTGCACACCACGCCCACGCCGAAGGGTTGGCAGGTCTGCACGGGAATGATGAGTCGCAACGTGGCGTCACCCGCTGCCTATGTGACGCTCGACGGCATCGGGGCATCAGCTGGCGTGACGCACGCCGACTTCCTGTACCTGCGGTGCAACAGCACGCTGCGGCTTCGCATCACGGCGGTCGACGGGCTCGGCACGCTGCTGAGCGAGCAGGACGTGAACGGGCTGTTCATCATCGAGAAGCCGAGCGGCTCGACCATCACGCTGCTTGAGGCGAAGGGCACGGCGACGGTCGAGTACCTCGCGTCCGGGCAGAGCTAGTTCGCTTGCACGCGGGGCGCATGGTACAACCGCAGGGCACACGGAAAACAACTAGGCTGGTTGACGGGAGACGACAATGGCGAACGAGACACTGAGGGAAGCGGCGAACCGGGCAAACCCGAACGGCATGAACGACATTCTGCGCTCGCTGGCGGTTGGCGACTTGCTCACCCAGCGTCTGCCGCGCGTGATGCGCGCGGAAGTCCCCGCCGTCGCGGACGTGATTCTGGCCGGACCGCTGACGTGCGACCGCATCCAGCTCCCGACTGCCTGCAAGGCGAGCCGCATTCGGCGCGCGTGGGCGAGGGCGGGAGGCGGCACGCTGGGCGAGATGACCATCCACGCGCTCGGCGCGAACCCCGGTGCGAACGAGATCGCGGTGGCCCCGAACGGCGACATCGTGACCCGCAACGCTGACCTGTACACGTCGCTCGACGTGGACTACGAGCCGCTCCCGGGCAAGCTCATCACCATCGATACGCTGCCGGTTGTGGCCGCGACGGGCGTCTGCACGCTTCCGGCCTGGGTGGTTGCGCTTCACCCGCATCTGCTCGTTGCTGGAACCTCGACGGCGGGCGGCCTCGTGCAGGAGATGGTGACCACGTGGCGTGCGGCGGCTGCGCCGAACACCACGTTCGCGTGCCTGAACCTCATCGGAACCATCGTGTACTTCGCCATCGCTGACGCGGTGACGGCGTGCAGCCTCACGCTCCTGGTGGACGGCGACGTGCCCGACCCGCAGGACTTGCTCACCAGCGACAACACCTCGAACGTCTGACCGGAGGACGCCGTGACCGAGACACTCAGGGAAGCAACGAACAGGGCCAACCCCAGCGGGCTCAGTGACATCCTTCGCGCGCTTGCGGTGGGAGACATGCTGACGCAGCGGCTTCCGCGCGTGATGCGCGCCGAGGTTCCCAACGTGGCAGACGCTGTGCTGGAAGGCGCGGTGTCCGTGGACCGCATCCGGCTGCCCAGCAACTGCAAGGCAAGCCGCATCAGGCAAGCACGCGCACGCGCCTCGGGCGTTGGTGCGCTTGGTCTCATGACCATCACCGCGCTCAACACGGTTCCGGGTGCGGCAGAAATCGCCATTGCCCCGAACGGCGACATCGTGTTCCTGGCGGCGAGCGCGTACACGTCGGTGGACGTGGACTACGAGCCTGTCATCGGCAAGGTGATCGAGCTGACCAACGTGCCAGTCGCTCCCGCTACTGGCATCTGTACGCTGCTGCCGCCCATCGTGGCGATGCACCCGCACGTGCTGGTGGCCGCGACGATCACGGACGGCGTGGTCATCGGGCAGTGCACGGTCGCGTACCGCGCGACTGCCGCGCCCGCCGCGACGCTGTTCGCGAACCTGGACTTGCCCGGGGACCACGTGCGGTTCCTGGCCGCGGACGGCGTGAGGATGTGCAACCTGACGCTCATCGTTGCGGGCGACGTGGAGGACCCGCAGGACCTGCTCACGTCCGAGAATACCTCGAACGTCTGATGCTGAACAGTAGCGTGCGCGGGCGGTGAGCCCCGGGCGTGGTGCCCGGGGCATTGCCCGTTCTGGAACGGCTGGAGGAGGAACAACATGGCGGGAGAAAATACCGAGACCAAGGCGAGCCCTGCGCCCAGCGCGGGCGCAGCGGCGACAGGAACGCCCCCGGCGAAGGAGTTCGGGGGGGAAGGCGCGGGAGCGCCTGCGCCCGCGAAGGCCGAAGGGGGGAAGCCCGACGCGGGGAAAACCGATCTTCCGAAATCCGACGCGGGCTCCCCGAACGTCGTGACCATCGGGGACGACGACTACCCGGTAGACGCGGACGGGTACCTGAAGATCAGCGTGCAGACGTTCAAGCGTCGCATGGGGCGCTACAGCAAGGTGCAGCTCCGCGAGGCATTCGGCACCGACGACGTGGACGACATCAAGGCGCGGCTCGGTGAGCACGCGAAGCTGAAGGCGAAGGCCGAGGACGACCACAAGAAGACGCTCGCCAAGGAGGAGGCGCTCGCGCTGGAGCGTGACAAGGAGAAGACGCGCGCCGACAGGGCCGAGGCGCGGGCGGCGCAGCTTGCCGAGGAACGCGAGTTCCACGAGGCCGATAGCGAGGTACGCGCGGCGGCGGAGAAGCACGTCAAGCCGGGCAAGCTCAGCAAGCTGGCGACGTACGAGTTCGGCGAGTACGTGCGCGACCTGGACGACGACGAGGCGGCCAAGCTCACCAAGCGCGACGTGGACAAGTGGTTTGCCGACTGGGCGAAGGAGAACCCCGAGTACGCGCGCACCGCGAAGGACGACAAGGACAAGAAGGAAGACAAGGGCGTGCGCAAGCCGATGGAGCACGGCGCGGGCGACGCGGGCGCGGCCCCGAAGGCGGCGGATTCCCCGGGCGGAAAGACTGCGCGCCCCGGGCAAGCGAACAGCATGAGTGACGACGAGTACCGGCAGTTCAAACGGAGCCAAGGGCTCTCCTGACCCGCCCCGCGTTAACCCGGGTTAACGCGAATCCACCCCACCGACTTTGACAGCGACGCGCGCGGGTGCTTTACTCGACACTCACTGAGGCGTTAGCCCGACACGCGCACGGCGGCGGTTAATCATGTGGCCGGAACCAGGGCAAGGCTGAAGCGAACGGGAGCACCAAACCCCTAAGCGTTTCAAGGAGCCTGTCCACATGAGTTTCGTACAGAACATCCCCCCGACCATCATCAACCTCGTCCAACTCGGCCTGCTGGAGCGCGAGTTCCACGACGGCCTGTTTCCCGAGCTGAAGTTCCGCGACGAGGCGGAGTTCGAGGAGTGGCCCGCGGGCACCGGCACCGAGCTGTACATCAGCAAGCCGGGACTGATCACGCCGAAGATGACGCCGCTCGTTCCCGGGCAGGACCCCGTGCCGAGCACGGTCAACTGGGAGCAGTTCGCCATCACGCTGGAGCGCTACGGCGACAGCGTCGACACGAACATGCAGAACAGCGCGGTGTCGTGCAGCAACACGTTCCTGCGCAACAACAAGCAGCTCGGCCTGAACGCCGGTCAGGTGCTCAACCGCCTGCCGCGAAACGTGCTGTACAAGGCCGCCGTCAGCGGCAACACGTGCCTCGTGGACGCGGGCGCTGCCATCGACACGCAGATCCACCTCGCGAGCCTCAACGGATTCCGCGACGTGATCCTGGTCGGCACCAACGTCAAGCCGACCGCCGTCAGCGCCACCGTGCCGCTGCCCGTCACCATCGGCGTGGGCGCTGCCGCCATCGTGCGCAACGTCATCGCGGTGCAGCCCGACGACCCCACGGACCCGGACGGCCCGGGGTGGGTGCTGCTCAGCGCGGCGCTCGGCGCGATCTTCGCCGCCCGCTCCCCCGTCATCAGCGCGTACGCGACCCGCGTGCTGCGCGTCGGCGGTGGGCTCACGGTGGACGCCATCGGCGCGGCCGACACGTTCGTCATGCAGAACGCCATCGTTGCGGCCTCGCTGCTGCGCCAGGACAACGTGCCGCCGCACGACGACGGCACCTACCACGCGCACATCGGCCCGCTCACGGTTGCGCAGGCGTTCAGCGACGTGCCGTTCCAGCGCTTGTTCACCAGCTTGCCCAACTCCGAGGAGATGAAGAAGGGCGTGCTCGGCACCATCGGCAACGTGAAGTTCATCCAGAACAGCGAGTGTCCGCAGCGCGCGAGCAACAACGTGGGAGCGACCACGCTGACCGGCACCACTGCCCTGTACGCGAAGGACATCGCCGCCGACGTGCGCAACGAGACCGGCATCGACATCGCGCGCACGCTGGTCACGGGCAAGGGCGCGCTGTACGAGCGCGGCCTGGACGAGAAGAACTACGTGAGCGAGGCGGGCATCACGGGCAAGATCGGCAACTTCGACGTGACCAACGCCGGGATGAAGGTCGAGACCAACCGCATCCAGCTCATCATCCGCGCGCCGCTCGACCGGCTGCAGAACATGGTCGCGAGCACCTGGACGTGCTCGACCGGGTTCGCTGCCCCCAGCGACGCTTGCAGCGGCGGAAGTGCACGCTGGAAAAGAATGCTCTGCGTCGAGTCGGCCCTGTAAGTTATAAGCGCGTACTTCCCCGGTGCGCTATAATCGGGGCATGCCACGCCGCCCTCTGATACCCCAAACCAAAGTTTGCTGTGCTTGCGCCAACGAGAAACCGTTGGCGGAGTTCTCGTGCGACTCTTCCAAGCGGGACGGGCACGAGTACAAGTGCAAGGTGTGCAAGAGCGTCGACAAGATGAAGCGCCTGGGGACGTACGACGCCAACATGGAGCGTGAGGCGCTGTACGAGCAGGGGAAGAAGCGTTGCACCCGGTGCGGGGAGGTATTGCCCACGAGCGCGTTCGACACGCGGAAGGGTGTACGGGGATATGCCCTGCTGAGCTGGTGCCGGGGTTGCTTACGCGAATACTGCAAGCTGAGGATGCGGGAGTACGACAAGCGACCAGAAGTGAAGGTAGCGAAGGCAGCTAGGGAGAGAGTCTACAACCGGACACTTGCGCGAAGGATAGCTTGTAGGGAACGTGGTAGGGAGCGCGGGCAACGGCCCGAAGTGAAAGCGCAGAACAAAGCCTACATGGCCGAGTACAAGTTACGCCCTGGCAAGCGGGAATTGATGAACGCGGCGTCTCACCGTTGGGTGCAGGCACATCCGGAAGCTGCGCGTGAAACGTGGAGCCGGTACTACAAGACGCCAAAAGGACGATTGGCGTACAAGGTCAACCAAAGCGCGCGCCGCGCACGGCTCGCGAAGGTAGCGGTCACGCTCACCAGGAAGCAGTGGACGGCGATCCTCGCGGCGTTCGACGGTCGGTGCGTGTACTGCGGGGGCACAGTGCGGATCACGATGGACCACTTGGTCCCCATCTGCCGGGGCGGGGAGCACACGGTGAACAACGTCGTGCCGGCGTGCTTCAGTTGTAACAGCAGGAAGAACAAGGTGGAGCTGACGACGTTCCTGTCCAGGCTTGGGATTACGGAGCGGGCGTTCAAGGCGAGGCTGCGCCGCGCCGGGTGGCCGTTGGCGTTCTAGTGCCCGGGTGCTAGACCACTGGTGCCCAACACGCGCACGGCGGCGTCAACCATGTGGCCGGTGAAACGGGGCAACGCTTTGGTAAGTGCGCCGCGCGTGTTGACACAGGCGGCGTCAACAGGACTCCGGGGTTCCTCCTCCAGCACGCACCCCCTGTGAGAGGTACAGCGTCCCTGCTCGGCACCCAGTGTCGGGTGGGGCGTTGGCCTATTTGTCGGCTGTGGGGTATATGCACGGTGTCGCAAGGTGCGAAGGAGGAACAGCATGAGCCGAACTGGAGTAGACGGAGTCGTGGGCAATCCGAAGATCCCCAACATGCAGGCGCTAGCGGTGCCCGCGAACATCCGCCCGCAAGGCGTGGACGGTCACCTGGAGTCGGGCGGTACATCGGTCGAGAACCGGCGCGAGGTCAACAGCGCCGAGGTGCTCACCCCGGGCGGGTTCAAGGGCAGCGCGGTGACGGGACACAACTCGGACAAGGGCATCAAGGCGCGGCGCTACCGCGTAGTGAAGGAAGGCAGCTACAAGCCTCGCAACAGCCCGGAGAAGTACAAGATGAACGAGGGCAAGGTGCTCGACGACGCGAACTACGACATCAAGGACTTGCGTTCGCAGGGCATCAAGATCGTCGAGATCGACGAAGACGACAACGAGATCCGCGCGGGCAAGAGGGAGTAGCAAGTGGCATTCACCGACCAGGAGAAGGTCCGCATCAGAGCCCACATGGCACAAGCCTGATGGGGGACTTCAAGACACGCGCGCGGTTTGAAACGGACCAGGACGGCAATGTCATCCTGGTCCGTTGTACGCGCTGCCTGTGCTGGAAGCTGCCCGAAGAATTTCGTCGTGTTTCCAAGTCAGCAGCCAAGAGTGGTTGCGGCATGCCTTGTCGTGAGTGTTACAGACCTGTCCACGCAGCTTACGCTCGGAGTTACAGGGTAGAATCTCCAATTGCTCAAGCCACAGTTCGTCGTGGAAGTTTGAAGTGGAAGCTCGACCATCCTGATTATGAACGTGAACGCGCCAAACGCCGATACAGAGACGACCCGGTATACCGTACACGGGTACACGACGCTGCAAGACAATGGGCACGCGCTCATCCAGAATACTACAGGGCTGCGGCCAAGGTTCGCCGAGCGCAGATGCGAAATGTCGAATGTTCGTTGACCGTTGATGATTGGTCAGCGGTGCTTGCTGCGCACGATGGGACGTGTGTGTACTGTGGATGTGGTGGTCCAATCACAGTTGACCACCTAGTTCCCATTTCCAATGGTGGCCCACACACTATCGACAACGTCGTACCGTGTTGTAAGTCGTGCAACTCCAAGAAACACGCTCGTCCACTTGAGGAGTTTCTTCGACGCACTGGATATGGGGTGGCATTCTATATGAGGCGAACTCTGGGGTTGTTTCGGCTACGAATGGGTGTTCACCATGGCATTCACTGATCAAGAAAAAGTAAAGCTGCGGGCTCACATGGGATTTATCAATGTTGGGTTGGTGCAGACCTTCTCGCTCGGCGTGCCCGGTGCGCGCGAGACTTCGTACCTCATCGAGGGCGCGATGAACCAAGTGCTGCCCGAGGCCGAGCTAGAGTGCCGCCGCCTCATTGGGGTGCTTGACGGCATCGAGGCGCAGATGGTCGGTGACCTGGAGCTGCTCGCGGTCAACAAGATCGGCGAGATCGACGTGAACCAGGACGAGCAGCAGAAGCTACGGCGCGCGTACCGGCACTGGCAAGCGGAGCTGGGCAACCTGCTCGGGATTCCCCCGAACCCGTTTGACCAGCGGTTTATGAACGCTGGCGGGCTCAACGTCGGCGTGCAGAATTGATGATCGCCTCTTACGGAAACTCCCACCCGCAGACGTGCACGTGCCCAAACTGCGGCAGCGTGCATAGGACGGGAATGTGGGACGGGACAATCGTGTTCGTCCACAGCGTCGCGATGTACACAGACACAATTGGAAGCGATGTTGTTGAGTTGCTCAGGCTCTCGATGTTGGCAGAGCACTACGCTGCGGTCGCCCGGAGCCGGGAGCTTGCGCGATTGCCTGACCGACCGCCGCGTCGCCCGCGCATGCACGAGCCCGCGCGCGTGAGCGAGCGCATGGTACACGCGCTCCGGTGCATGCGGCGCAAGCCCCGGCTCAGCTTGCACGAGCGCGCGGTGCGTGTGGTACGCTCCCGTTCATGCCGACGCCCAAGCCGTTGACCCCAGGACAAGCCGCGCACACGCTGGCGCACCGCTTTGCCAAGCGCGCGGACCGGCTGCGTCAGCTCGCTACCCGCTTCGGCATTCGCCCCTACCGTTGCTTCCTTGTGTGGAGCAAGAGCGATGGTGCGGAGTACGGGGCGGGGCGAACGCAGGAGGTGAAGCGTGTCGAGGTGCTCCCTACCCCCAAGGTGCGCCCCAACCTCATGCGCACGCTGCTCAGCGGTGGAATCGTGCCCACGGGAAGCGTGGAGCTGACCGAGGTGAGCGCGACGCTGACGTACGACGAGCTGATCGGTCGGACCATCCCGGTGGACGGGGAGGTGAGCGTGCCGCCGCCGTACGACTTCCACTGGGAGCTTGTGGAGGACGGGCGCGGCGGCGACGACCCGAAGCCGGTGCTGTACCGCCCGTTCGGAGAGCCCGCGCGCGAGCCCGGCAACGTGCAGTGGAAGCTGACGCTGGCCCCGGTGAGCGAGGACGGTGTGTGATGGCGAGGATCTCGCTCAACGTCGCGCCGCAGTGGCTCAACCGGGTCAAGCTCAACCTGCACAAGGCGGCGATGGACGCGGCGTACGAGGCTGCGATGTACGGCGTGCAGCAGATCCAGGCGGTCATCATCCCGTCGCTCCAACCGCACCCGCCCGTGAACCGCGGGCTGTACAAGGCAAGCTGGAAGGCGATGCGCACCGGCAACGGCGCGCGCATCTACAACCGGCAGTACCCGCAGGCGCCGCTCATCGAGTACGGTGTGCCCGCCGAGAACGTGAAGCCCGGGATGGCGATGCAGATCGCCATCGCCGAGTGGCTGACGATGAAGGGGTTGACGTTCCGCAACCCGGACGACACGGTAGCGCGAGTCGCGTTCCTCATCAGCATGAAGCTCAAGCAGACGGGCATCTTCAACCAGGGCAAGGGCTACCACGTACTCGACCGCGTGATGCCGCGCGTCTACGATATGTTCGGTAAGGCGTATCAGCGACGCGCGCAGAAGATGGCAAAAAAGGCGTACCTGTGATGGCTGAGCAAGAACGAGACGAGCAGGGACGGTTCGCCGGGGGTGGCGGAAAGGAAGAAGCTATTCCACCTCCGAAAGACCCCGAGCAACGCAAACGTTGGGAACGCCAACAACAAATTCTGAACTCTGACCCACGAACGGCAGGCAGTGGTACACCCAGGCCGAAATGGTTGGTCGAGCGAGTTCTTCGCGACGCTGAGCACGGGGTGAATTACAGCAAGTGGGCAAAAACGAAGTTGGACCCATCCAGGTTGAAGCAAGCATTTGCTGATGCCGCTGCGTTGGATGCTCTAACCGGGAAACGATCCTAACAAATGAGGCGCATCCCCGTCCCCCCGTTCGACCAGACCACTGGCAAGTGCGGCCCCACGGCGCTGCGCAGCGTGCTGGCGCTCTACGGGGTAGAGGCGACGGAGGACCAGCTTGCGCGTGCAATGGGGTGGACGGCGGACGAAGGCGTGCCTCCCGGAGCGATTGTCGATGAAGCAAAGGCTTGTGGGTTGGCAGCGCGGGTGGAGACGGGCAGCACGCTCAATGACCTGGAGGAGTGGGCGGAGCGCGGCGTGCCCGTGATCGTGGACTGGGACCCGCACGACGAGGGCGTGGAGGAGGGGAGCCACTACAGCGTCGTGGTGCGCGTCACGGACGAAGACGTGGAGCTGATGGACCCGGAGAAGGGCGCGTTCAGCAAGGTGGCACGCGGCAAGTTCGACGAGCTGTGGATACGCGGGCGCGCTATCGTGGTGGAGCGTCAGTCGCCGCTCAAGCAGTGGGCAACGCGCAAGCTGCGCCATCCGCGTTAACCCGGGTTAACGCGGGGTGCTATCCTCTGCACAGCGATGTCCCACTACGACTACCCGTACATACTCGGGCGTACCTGGAACCTGCTCTTTCCACGCAAGCCGGTTCCGCCACCGCCCGCGATTCAGCCGCGCGACCATGCCATACGCGCGTTGCTGGATTACCTATCGCTCGTCGAGTGGCGGCACGAGGGCAGGGAGCCCGGTTCCACGGTGGGGTTCACCATCCCGCGCAGCCGCATGCACGAGGAGAAGGTAGACGACAACACCACGGCCGAGTTCCCGTACCTGTGCGTCGACCCGAAGCGCGGCACTTGGCAGGACGAAGCCCCGCCGCTCGGCCCCCCCATCGTGTGGGAGAACACGTACGACGGCGAGAGCGTGCTCGTCGAGTTCGGGCTGTACAAGGAGACGTTCAACCTGGAGGTGTGGGCGAGCAGTCCCGTCATGCGCCGCGCGGTGCTCGCGGGTATGGACGTGGCGTTCGCGCCGACGGGCGACTTCGCAGGCATGAGCTTCACGTTGCCCAACTACTTCGGGGTGTGGTGCTGGTTCGGGCTGGAGAGCACCACGCGGTTCGATGACGCGAACCTAGCGAGCAGGCGACGGTACGGTGTGTGCGAGGTCGAGCTGTGGGTTCCCATGGTTCAGCGCGTGCCCATCGGCTACTTCCAGCCGCGCGTGCGGCTCAAGGTCAACAACCCGGACGCGGACGCGAACACTGCACGCGCTGATTGGGACACCAGCATCGAGATCGAGAACGCCAACGCGGAGGCGGAGGAGTAGCGATTGCGCGCGCGGGTGATATGCTCGACGCACACACTGGACCAACAAGCGCACAAGGGAGACGGTTCCGATGACTTACGTGAGAAGATTTACGGCCGACCCTGGGATCGAAGTCCTACTCGAAATTGAATCGGTCAATATTCTCGACATCGAGCCGTCTGCGCCGCTGACCAGCGTGGGGTCGGGCACCGTCATGCTCGTTGGGGAGTTCGAGAACGGGCCGTACAACGAACCGACCGAGGTGTTCGGCGTCACCGACATCGCGAGCACGTTCGGTGGGTTTGGCTACAGCTATGCGGGTGTGGTGGCGAACAACCCGTGCGCGCGCTCCCGGAATGCGGACGCAGCGGTCACCGCTGAGTACTGGAACGGCAACGGCATGGTGGCGCTGAACGGCAAGAAGTTCAGTCGCCTTGTGATCGTGCGCGTGGATACGAGCGTGGGCAGCGTCGAGTTCACGCGGCTCGCGAGCCTGCTCGGCAATGTGCAGTCCACGTTTGCGCTGACGACTGGTCAGCATGTGGACATGGACATCGGCGGTGGTCCCGTGGTGGCGACGTTCACCGGGACTCCGGGGATCATGACGGGTATTGCGTTCCCCGGCGGCGGCGGGTTGACGGGGTTCGTGGGCGGTGAGTGGATCGAGTTCTGCTACGACGACGCGACGCTCGCCGTCAACATGAAGCGCGTTTACTTCCTCGCGGCCGACCAGACCCCGGCGCAGGTGGCGGCGCGCATCAACCTGTACTTCGGGTTCACGTTCTGCGCGACCATCCTTGCGGGCACGGGAATCGAGTTGACCGGGCGGCAGGGCGGCACGGGCGGTCGCGTAGACATCGTGAACGCGAACGTGGCGGGCACGACGGTCGCGGTTGGCTTGCCGCAGACCGCGACGAAGGGCTCCGAGACATCGAATGCGGTGTTTCCGGTGGCGCTCGCCCCGACCGACACGTTCACGGGCACCGTCGATGGCGGTGCTCCTGCGACGCTGACCATCGCGGCAACGAACGCGACGATCGCAGGCGCAGGCGCTGGCTATGCGGCAGGCCACCCCGGCGACACGGTGCTGCTCACCATCAACGGTTTCCCGCCGCAGATCATCGACCTCGGAACGGTCGGCGCTGGACAGCCCGCGTACATCATCGCGATCAACGCGCAGTTGGTTGGCGGCCACTGTGAGGACAACGGTGCTGGGCAGTTGCGGCTCGTGACGGACCAGAAGGGGTCCGGCGCAGGCGGCAACATCACCGGGTTTACGGGCTCGGCCGCGGCGGACACTGGGTTCGGCATCGCGCCGTTCGTCAACGCGGGGCCGAACAACGTCATCAACGTGCTGGCCGTCACTGCGGCCGAGATGGCCGGTCTGCTGACGGCGACGTTCGTCGGCGGCGTTGCTGGTTCGCTCGGCGTCGCGGTCGGAACCACTCAGGTGCGGTGGGAGACCAACACGGGAGGCATCGCGCCCAACGGCGTGCAGTTCACGGGCGGCACGGGCGTTGGGAAGGTTGCCGGTTGGGACCTCGCAGCGCACAACGGCACGGCGGCGATCCCGGCTACCGCAAGCGGCGCGGGCAACGTGGTGAACATTGCGGCGGTGACGGTCGCGGAGGCGCATACCATCATCCACCTCGCGAGCGCGTCGGTTTCGGTGGACGTTGGTGCGGGCGGAGCGATTCGCATCAGCAACACGGGCACCCCAGCGACTGGCACGCTGCACTTGGAAGTGACGACTACGGCGACGGCGTTTGGTTGGCCGCTGCTGCCGACCACGGCGACGGCGGTCACGGGTACCGCGGGAACCATTCCCGCGGGCACGCGCGTCCGCAACGTGGGCGCGGTCGAGTGGGTGACGTGCGAGGACGTGACGGTGACGGCAGCAAGCGCTGGACCGTACAGCGTGAAGGTCCGGCACGGCAACGATGACGGGACGGGCGTGGCGGCGCTCACGGGCACCGTGACGACCGTCTTTGATGCCATCGAGATCGACAACTTCTCGGTCAGCAACCCGCAGCCACTTTCCGTCGCGCTCACGGAGAACCAGCTCGACACCGCGTACCTCACGGCGTTCGACGCGACGGTGGACGTGAACACCGTCGCGCATGACGTGAACACTGCGTACTCGGCGCGGCAGTCGAACGCGGTGCGGCGCAAGGGGCGGGACAACGCGCAGGACGCGAGCGCGAACGGGTGCTACGGGCGACGCTTCTGCATGCGCCCGCCGTTCGGCACCACGCGCACTGTGGCAAAGCAAGCGACCGAGCCCGGCATCGGCGCGTACCGTCACGAGCGGGTCATCTACTGCTACCCGGGAGCGAGCGTGTACATGCCTGCCATCGCGACGCGCGGTGTGGGCGGTGGCGTGGGGTTCACGGCGGACGGCTTCATCGACGAGGGTGCGGACGGCTTCATGGCGATGCTGTGCAGCCTGCTGCCGCCCGAGGAGAACCCGGGGCAGATCACCGACTACCTCAACGCGGTGAGCGGCTTGGAGTCTTCGACCAACACGCTCAACTGGACCATCGACGACTACACGAGCTTCAAGGCGAACGGCATTGCGGCGCTGCGCATGGACGCTGGCACGCCCGAGTTCCAGAGCGGTGTGACGGCGGTCGATCCGCTGGCGCACCCCGGGCAGACGCGCATCAGCCGCCGCAGGCTCGCGGACGTGCTGCAAGACACGATGGCGCTGCGGGCCAAGACGTACGGCAAGAAGCTCGGCACTCGCGCCCGGTGGAGCGCGATGCTCGGCGTGTTCACCGACTACCTCGCAGGCATGCAGAAGGCGGGGCGCATCGAAGCCTTCAAGGTTGACGGCCAGAAGGGCAACACGGCGGCGAGCTGGGCGCTCGGCGTGCGGTGGGTCATCGCGTACGTGCAGACCATCGCGAGCATGGACAGCATCGTGCTCCAGGCGGAGATCGGCGAGTCCGTGGACGTGACAGCGGTGTAGCCCGCGGGTGCTGTGAACACTAAGACGTAGACCGAAGGAACGAGGAGAGTCAGATGGCATTCAACATCAAGGCGTGGGCAGCGAAGAAGGGCAACAAGCCGGGAAAGCCCCCGGTCCCAGCCGAGGTTGACGACGAGGAGCACGAGACCGACGAGCCCGAGGAGGAAGAGGACGACGAGGACGACGAGGAGGAAACCTCCCCGGGCAAGACGCCGGGCGGGTTCGCGGCGTTCATCAAGCGCAAGCGCGCGGCTGCCAAGTAGCGGCGCTGCCCAGGTTGAAGCGGTAGAGTAGTGGTCACAAGGAGACGACGATGACACAGGGAGTTCCGGCGCTTCGCCAGCGGGTACGTGGGCAGGAGTCCGAGGTCAGGATGATCAAGGATGGCGTGCTGTACGACACCATCACGAAGATCACCAACTTCAACTGCGAGCTGATGCTGGAGGTCGTCTCGCAGGGCTTCCTCGGCGGCACGACGGAGGAGAAGGACGAAATCTTCAACGGGGTGAAGTACGGGTTCGAGGCACAGCTCGACGGCCCCGAGTGGTTCGACATGGAGATGGCGATCCTCAAGCGCGCGCAGCGGCTCACGCCCGACGTGCAGTTCACCGTCGTCTCGACGCTGTACTTCCCCGACGGGCGCACGCGCATCATCGTCATCCCCGACGCGAAGTTCGGCGCGATCCCGCTGACCATCGGAAGCCGCAAAGACTACGTGACGGTGAAGATCGACGGCGAGGCGAGCGGACGCGAGATCCAGGAAGGCTAGCAGCGTTGCGCTGGTAGATAGTGGCCCGAACCCTGTGCTGGGGTTCGGGCTGTCGTGTGTAAGGTGCGCAGGAGGAAAATCCCATGACAGAAGTGAAGGCGTTGCCGATTGAAGTCGAGGGCGAAGTGGACCCGGTGCAGGCGGCGGCTGCGGTGGAGAACGCGAAGCAGCCCGCGGTCGAAGGTGCCATGCCCAAGGTGACGAACACGAGCGGTCGACCCGTGTGGTGCAAGCCGTTCCCCAAGGGGTTCCAGATCCCCAAGGGCAAGCGCCCGGTGTTCATGCGCTTCCGCGCCGAGTGGACCGACACGCCGCACCTGGGCGAGGCGCAGTGCGTGTGCTGGGGCATCACGGTGGGCGAGGAGCACACCGCCGACAAGCGCGCGGACGACAGCGGGATGCGCGTCGTGCACGAGCGCGCGAAGATGAGCCTCCGCATGGTGGCGCGCGCCGAGCAGTCCGAGCTGCTACCCGCCGACCACACGAAGGAGTGCCGCGAGGCCGACCCCGACATCTTCTGGGAGCAGATCGGGCTCAAGTGCCGCGCGCTCGTCGTGCGAGTGTTCCTTGAGACGCACAGCCTGACTGCGGAGGAGCGGCGGGATTTTTTCGAGAACTGCATCGAAGTCCGGGATGCCGTCTGACAGACGCAGCGCTTGAGTGGCTGATGCCGTCCGAGTGGCTCGGGTCGATACCCGTGCAGACGTTTGCGCTGCGCACCGACCCACGCGCTGCCATCGACGGGCGCATCAAGAAGGTGATGCAGCTTGCGCGCTACGCGAGGCTCGGCCGCCCCGGCGAACTGCTAGGATGGGAGGACGTGGAGGTGGTTCACTTCCACGACCTGTACCGGGCGCTGCACGAGCTGGACCGCTCCGAGGCTCCCCTGCAATCGTTCGCGGAGGACTTCTGACCCATGGGACACAATCAAGAAGTTGCGGCTGACCTCGTTGTGAACGACAAAGCTGGGGCGGTCATCAATCGGGTCAAGCGCGGGTTCGAGGCACTCGACCACAAGGTGAACCACGTCGGCAAGGAGCTATCGTCCTTCGCCAAGAACACGATGAGCACCGCACTCGGCGTCAGCCTTTCAGGGTTGGGGGGCACGGTTGAGAACGTGTTTCACACTGCGCTGGAAGCCGGGATGGAGCTGGGCAAGCAGCAGAAGGCGGTGGCGAGCGCGCTGATGATGACGGACAAGGGCGGGCGCGGGTACAAGGAGATCCGCGAGCAAGCGAACGGGCTTCAGGAGGAGTTGCAGAACCTTGCCATCGGGGCGGGAGCGAGCAGCGACGCGGTGATCGAGAGCTTCAACGACATAGCGAGCCGCACCAACAAGAGCACAGACGAGGTGCAGGAGTTCATGGGGACGATGGTGCAAGCAGCACGCATCGCCCCCGGCGGGCTCGCGAGCATCACGCAGGGGTTCGAGCAGATCGAAATGGGTGTCGCGCGCGCCCGCAATCCCATCGTGCAGATGATTGCTTCGACGGGGTTGCTCAAGGGCAACGCGCGGCAGGTTGCCAAAGAGATGCAGAAGATGGCCCCTGACAAGATGATGGCCATCGCCGAGCAAGCCATCACGCGCATGGCGAAGAAGATGAAGGACATCCCGCTCACGTTCGGGGAGTCGATGACATCTTTGAAGGAGATGCGCGGGCAGTTGTTCGAGATCGTCGGTATGCCCATCTTCAAGGGGCTGACTCCGATGGTGCAAGAACTTCGCAAGCAGATGACGGCGCACCGGCATGAGCTGGAGGCGTTCGCGGAGAAGGTTGGGGAGAAGGCGACGCTTGCGTTCAAGTACGCCGGGGACAAGGTGAAGGACGCCTTCGTGCTCATCAACAACAACTGGGAGGGCATCGCGCACAGCATGGGGACCATCGCGGACACGTTCATGTCCACCGGGAAGTTTCTGATGGACCACAAGGATGTGATCGGGCGCATGGCCGAGTTTGGAGCCGGTGGGTTCATTGGTGCGGCGAGCAACGCGCCGGGGCACACGTCCATGGGTGGTGTCGGTGGCGACGTGATAGGCGGGGCAATGGCCGGGGGCAAGCTGGGCGGTCCTACTGGCGCGGCGATTGGAGCCGCGGTTGGAGCGATGGGGTCGTTGGTTGAGGAGTCTGTTGCGTTGTACGAGACGCTGGCAATCTCTGCAGGGTGGCACCGGCAAACGCTTCAAGGTCTCACGTTGGAGAACGAGGCGCGTGAGAAGAACCTCAAGCTCATGCGCAAGGAGTCGGACGAGTTTGCCAAGAAGTTTGCTGAGCAGGAGAAGTACAGAGCTGCGGCTATCGAGCTGATGACCTCGATGGGCAAAATGGGCCAACCGGGTCCGACACAAGTCGGCGGGTTGAAGGACGTTGGGTTCGCCAACATGACCGAGACGATGATCAACCGAGCCGCGGTTGAACTCGACCAGGGTACGCAAGACTTGTCGATTCGGATGGCGAACGACTTCAAGGCGATGATGGACGCAGCGCAGCAGTCGGGCGACGAGGGGGCGATTCAGAACGTCCAGAACCTACTCATGAACAACGCCAAGTTGCAGTACGCGCTAGCGGCGAGCGGTGTGGACGTGGGCAAGGGGTTTGACGACCTCGTGGACGCGATGATCGCGGGCGGGAAGATGACGGCCGAGGCTGGTGCGCAGGCCAAGAAGCTGGTTAAGGGTGGCAAGAGCTTGGAGGGTTTGGGCAAACCCACGATCAACGTCGGAGGTGGGAACACTATCCAGGTTAAGCAGGAGTTCCGTGATGCGGACCCCGACCGGATCATGATGGTGTTCAAGGCAGCGGTGACGAAGGCGGCGCTGTCGCGCATGAACGCGAAGGTGAGCGGGCCGTTCGGAGGATTCTAGGCGTTCCGCGTTAACCCGGGTTAACGCGGGAGGGGCGTGGTAGAGTGCGGGCATGGCGGTCACGACCATCACCCTGTCGAACGCGGGCAATCTCAAGCGCCAAGTCGCTAACCAAGTGACTATCGAGGAGCTTGCGGGCGCGCGCCGTCTCGTCACGCTCAGGGGCACGGGGCTGCCGCACACGGGCGCGAGCTGGGGCGTGAAGCAGAACGCCCCAGTGACGTGGTTCCCGGGCAACCCGGAAGGCTCACAACAGGTGCTCGGCGGTCAGGTGCTCCCGGGAGACTGGGAGGGGACGTGGAAGCGCACGCTGCTCGGTCGGTCCCCTTGCTACGTCGGAACCAACGGCGAGCAGGGCGTGAGCGTGGTGGAGCCCGCAACGCTGGTCAAGATATTCGAGAGCATGTGCCTCGCAGGCGTGCGCGTGCGCGTCAAGTGGCGCGACCTCGTGCGCGAGGGGCGCATGACGCAGTTCGACCACGCGCACGGCAAGACTACCGACGTGGCGTGGAAGGCACACTTCGATTGGGTCAACCGCGGGCGCAAGGTAGACAAGCGCGTGCAGGGCGTGCGCGGTGGGTCGCTCAAGAGCGAGATCGACTCAGGGGTAGTGGAGGCAGAGCTTGCGGCCAACATGGAGCCGTCGCGGCTGATGGTTGGCGGGCGCACGACGCTGCCTAAGGGTGCGCCGAAGATGTCGCTCGGCCAGCTCGGCGCGTTGCTGAACGCGCCCAACAAGATGCTGAGCAACTTCTGCCGCCAGTGCCGCTCGTTCGGTAAGAACCTCCAGCAAGCCGGGGCGCTCATCAACCAAGCGCGCAACATCCCGGCGAGTTTGCAGAACACCGTGCTCAACGAGACGGAGAACATGCTGGCGCTGTGCAACACGACGGCGGACGCGCTGAGCCGTGAGTCGCCCGAGATGCTGGCTGTCAAACGCAACGCGGCAGACGTGACGCGCAACGCGAGCTACTTCGGCAGCGGCATCCGACAATCCCAAGTGCTTGCGAAGAAGTGCCAAGACATCCGGTTCACAGTCAATCGCACGAAAGGCGAAGCGCTCGGCACTGGCACGGGAGACAACCGCGACGCGCCTCAGTCGGCGGCAGTGCTGACGGTGCACGCCGTCAAGCAGGGCGAGACGTTGGTCAGCATCAGCCACAGGCACTACGGCACGCCGGACCATGCGTACGACATCGCGGTCGCCAACCACCTCGGCTACCCGTGCCCGCCTGACTCGGGGGGGCATAGCATCGGCGGTCGGCGCACGCTCATCATTCCAGTGTTGAGTGGGCAAGGCAGCGGGGTGTAGCGTGGCGGACGATCGCCCCGTGCAGGAGTGGTACCCGCGCGCCCGCGTGACGCTGCTGGTGCGCTTCGAGGAGTTCGCCGAGACCATCAGTGCGAAGCCCCCGGGGCTGCGCCAGACGCTGCGAAAGGGGGGCACGGACACCAAGGAGCTTGAGTACGTGCTTGACCCCGACGCTCCCGCCGGGTCGCGCCGGTACATCTTGCTGCCGAAGGGCGGGAGCAAGATCGCGGCGGCGAGCGCGGACAAGTTCACCCACCAGTTGTGGGGCATCATCCCGGTGAGTGCGAACTTCGTGCGCAACGGGATCGACAAGGCGGACACGCTCGGCGTGGAGCTTCCGTTCTTGGATGCACCGTTCGATCCACGGTGTATTCGCAGCTGCGCGATCGACTATTACCTCGGTACCATCACAGCGGAGGAAGCGGCGGCAGAATCGGGTGCGGCGGGGCCGACGATGATACCGGACAGCACCGTGGACGAACGCGGCAACGTGCGCAGCAACCGTCGCCTGCGCGGTTGGGTGGACACCTGGGAGGTGAGCTTCTCGGACAGCGGCACGCCGATGGTCAAGCTGGAGTGCCGTGACGGGCGCAGCGTGCTCATCGACCAGCAATCCCCGCCGCAGCTTCACGTTGACCCGAAGCTGACGCTCGACAAGGCGATAGCTGACTACCTGTCGAACTTCCCGCAGTTCGCGGGCGTCGGTGTGGAGTGGCGCGGGGACGGGGACGCGCCGAAGCTGTCCGGTATCCTGAAGAACAAGGGCCAGGACAAGGGCGGCAAGACAGGCAGCGACAAGTCGAGCGTGATGGACTACCTGACGGACGTGGTAGGTTCGGCCGGCTGCGTGCTGCTGATGGAGGAGAACGCGCTCATCATCTCAAAGCCGCGCACGGTGCTCAAGGCGGGAGCCACGCGCACCAACGACCCACACACCGGGGCGGGCCGCAGCATCAACGGGATGCCACTGCCGAATCGGACGTTCGTGTGGGGGTACAACGTCAAGACGATGAAGTTCGGGCGCAAGCTGAACGCAGCCGCGCCGACGAACATCGAAGTGGCCGCGTACCTACCTGGGAAGAAGCAAACCATCAGCGTGCGGTTCCCAAACGTCACAACGCAGGCGGCACCGGGCGGCGCGGCGGACAAGAAGATCATGGTGTGGCGCGTGCAGGGAATCACCAACAAGGACGACCTGAAAGTGATAGCTCAGAGCGTGTACGAGCAGAGCGCGCGGCAGGAGTTGAGTGTGGAGGTATCGACCACGGACATGGCGAGCTTCGGCGGAGACAACTACGACCCTGACATCCTCGACATGCTGCCCGGCGACTCGTTCGACGCGTACCTGATGCGCGAAGCGCAGGGACACACGACGGTTGGGTTGTACGAGGACAGCACGATACAGAAGTCTAAAATCGTGCAGATGCTAGTGGAGATGGGTCACGACGAAGCGATGGCAAAGGCGTACGCGGACAGCTACATGGCAGGTGGGTTCCAAACGACGTTCCGCACCCGGTCGCTCAAGCTCGACTGGAGCATTGATAGCGGTGTGTCAATCTCGCTCACGGGAAGCAACTACGTCGAGGTGCGGCTCGACAAGGAGATCACGTGAGCATCGGCGCGTTCGGAGACCTGGACTTGAACCTCCTCTCGGAGGCGCTTGCTCGCCCCGGCATGGACCCGCGCGTGTGGGTGAGCTACGGGCTCGTGGCACCGGAGACCGCCGACCACAAGAGCGTGGAGTTCGATGCGCCGTGGGGACCGACCGTATGGGTGGTGCTTCAACCTCATCGGCAGATTGTAGCGTGCCGCGTGGCGGGACACGTAGCCGGGAACGGAGAGGGTGAGTGGGCACCGTTCCTCGCAGGCGATGAGGTGCTGGTGGTGGTGCCCGAGGGTGACACGCGCGCTGTGCCGGTCATCGTGGGGCGTCTCAACAACGAATTGGATGTGTTCCCGGAGTACGTGGCGGGGCAGAAGACGGACGGCAACTTGTTCAGTTTCCGCCGTCAGCTTGGCTCGTACCTCGTCGAGGGGGACGCGGCGCTCATCATGCGCAGCGCCGTGACGGGCGCGATGATCGGTATCGACGAGACGGGGAACCTGACGCTGCGCAACGGCGACGGCACGGTGTTCCAGCTCGGCGCGACCGGGTGCGCGATGCAGAACAAGGACGGTGACATGCAGATAGCGCTCGACACCGACCAGAAAACGGCGACCGTTGGTGCGGGCGGGTCGGTGTTGCGGCTAGCAGACAGTGGTCCATCTCAGCTAGGAACTACTGGTTCGTTGGAAATGAGTGCTAATGGGGTGGCTGCTGTAGAGCACCTCGTGACGCTGGAACAGCTCGTGAACATCTTGATGGTCGTGCTCACGCTACCGCCACAAGGGACGTTCAACCCGGTAGGCTTCGCGAACCGTATTGCCGCCATCGCGGGAATGACGCAGATGTTAACGCTCGCGCCGCCGTTGCCGATCACGCCAGCGATCAACGCTGCGATTTTGACTGCGATGCAAACTCCAAAACCTCCAGCGCTCATAACTGGTCAAAACTTCCCCGGTGTAGGCTGTTCTGGATTGCTGGGAGGGTGACATGGGATGCGTAGGCGCGAGCGCGAGCATCGGGTTCTCGGGTGGTGCCCTCAACAGTGCAACTATCTGCGGATTCGCCATCCCACCGAAGTTCAATTTCAGCTTCTTGCCGAAGCTCCCTGCACTACCGTTGTTCCCGCCGACAATACCGTTCCCGTTCATCAGCTTGTCCTGCGACTTCACCAAGGCACTGAGCGCGGGGCTGAGCGGTGGTAGAATGCCCAACTACGCGGCGGGCGCATTCGACGATTGCGACACGGACTGACAGGAGACCACGATGGCTGTTCAAATCACGCTCAACCAAGCAGGCGCACCCGCGGGCGTCCCGGGGCAAGCACGCGAGGATTTCGCGACCGGCCTCGCTGTCGTAGCCACGTCGAGCGGCGGAGCGTACACCGCGTACCAGTGGGAACTGCTTGATGTGCCGACCGACTACGTGGCGGTCTCGCACAGCATCGCTGGCCTGTCTGCCCCGGGCGGCGCTGCCACCAACATCCTTCCCATCGACTTGACCGGAACGTACAAGCTGCGGTTGAGCGTGGACAGCGGCAGTGGGCTTGGAGCTACCGCCGACGACGTGGCGGAGATCACGTTCTACGCGGGAGCCGCGCTCGCCGCACTGTCGTACCAGCTACCCCGGCGCAAGCCCGCGTTCGGCGAGAAGCTGGAACACAATGTGTCGCAAGCCGCGGGGCTCGGCGGCATCATCAACTGGCGTGGGTGGGCGGAGGAGCTGGACCGCTGGTTCGACGTGATCATTCAACTGTACGCCGACATGGTGACGATCAAGTCCATCGGCACCTGGATCTGCGAGCAGCAGTTGGTGATTGCAGACGGGCAGACGGTGTTCGATACGGTGCACGACGTGACGCACATCGGCAAGACGTGCGCGCACTTCTTCGTCAACGGGTTGGAGATCCCCAAGGACGAGTACAACGTGACGACCGTCGCGGGGCACGGGCGCGTGACGCTCGTGCTGGCGGGGACGACGCCGCCGATGGTGACCGGGTGGGAAGTCGAGATCCGCTACCTGCAAGTGTAGTGCGCGTTAACCCGGGTTAACGCGGGAGCGTCGCCGCCCCGGTGCTATGATGCCCGCATGACGACAGTTGGCTGGGGCACAGGACCGATCGGAATCACCCCGTGGGGCGGCGGACCGCTCGCTGACTTCCGCCTGCTGTCCGCGCAGCCCGTGGCTGAGAACATTGTGCGCCTCACGTTCAACGAAGCGCCGTATTCGGACGGGGTGGGCGGGCTGTACGATGCGCTCGACGACACGCGCTACAGCGTGACGCTGGTCCCCGGCGGTGTGGGGCTGGACGGGAACGCCGTGCGCGTCGTCGCGGTGATCGAAGCGCGGCTTGTTGCCGGGGACGCGCTGTCACTCGACGTTGTTGTGGACCGGCCCTTCAGTCCGTACCCTTGCCAGTACAGCGCCGCGTGCGTGGGATTGCGCGGAGTGGGCAGTGGGTTGCCTCTGACCGTTGGCTACACGTCAGCGGTGTTCTCCGGGCTGCTGCGAACGGTGGAAAGCCAGTCGCGCGACCTCGCGCTCAAGAACCGCGACATGGCGTCGCCGCAGACGCCAGCCGCTACAATGGACCCGCTTCCCGACCCGCTGGCCGCCGTGCTGGGCAGCTTCAATACCGATGCGACCGGCGACTATGCGTTCGACGAAGGATTGACGAGCTACCGCAAGCGCGGATTGAGGCGCACCTACTGCCGCAAGCGCAAGTTCGTCTTCCTCCCGCCCGAGTGGGGCGTCGGGGTGATGGACGAGCTGAAGCGGACGAACAACGCAGAGCGGCGCGAGGCAATACGCGCCGACATCGAGGAGCAGTGGTTGCAGGAGCCTGAGACCGCCGAGTGCTCGGTGACGGTAATGACCTACGACAATGCTCCATCGGTCGTCGGGTACTACATCAAGGCCAAGATGCGGGACGGCAGGAGCGTGGCGGTAACGCTGCCGTTCAACTTGGGGTAGAAAGGCACCATGGACTTCCCATCCCGCTTGGACCTCCTTGCCATAGCTCGCACGTACATCCGAACGCGCGCGGCGAAGATTGACCCGAACCAGATCGATGTCATCGGCTCGGACATCAACCTGTTCGTCGGCTCCAACATGGTGGTCGCCGCAGAACTCGTGTACCAGCTTGCCGCCGCAGTCGCGAAGCTACTCATCGATGGCGCGGACGGCGAGGACCTCGACCGGCTCGTGTGGGATCGCTACCAGATGATCCGCAAGGGCGCGTCTCCCGCGCTGGGTGTGGTCGAGTTCAGCCGCTACACCACGACGGCAGGCGCGGGCGCGGTCGCGGTGGGGACGCGGCTCCAGAATGACACGGGCGTCGAGTTCGTCACGACCACGCTCGCGTCGTTCGCCGCTACGAGCTTGTCGGCGACGGCTAACGTGCGAAGCGTGCAAGCGGGGAAGCTGAATCAGTCCGCCGCCGACACTATCGTGAGCATTCCAGACCCTGGGCCGTTGTGGGACAAGACCCTGATGGTGACGAACCCGGACGCAACCGCGTACGCCGCCGATCAGGAAACCGACGAAGCATTTCGCGCGCGTGCCAAGAACTTCTGGACCACGGCGCGTAGGGGAACACTCAAGGCCATTGAGCAAGGGGCCATTGATACCGCGGGCGTAGCGAGCGCGAGCGCCGTGGAGGAGCTGACTGCGAGCGTGCAACCCGCGCGCGTAGTGCAACTCTACGTTGCAGACGAGGACGGCAGCGCTGGCGCAGGGCTAGTGATCGACCTCAACGAATACCGCGCGGCTGGCATCCAGGTCATCACGGTGCTGAGCATGACGCAGCTCGTGGACATCCAACTACACCTGACGTTCCAGGCCGGCAAGGACACGGACACACTGACCGAGCAGATCCGCACCGCCATCCTCGGCACCGTCAACAAGTGCGAGGTGAACGGCATCCTGCTCCGCGGTGCGTTGCTGGAGTGCCTCAAGAGCTTCATCGACGACGGCCTCATCCCCACCAACGACAGCATCGTGGACCCGGTGGGAGACCTCGTGCCGGCGCTCGGCAAGTCGATCCGCACAACCATCGACCGCGTGACGGTGGTGTGAGGTGGCGGGCTACTTCACCATCGCTGACCTGTTCGCCATCTGGCAAAGCAGCGTGGACCCGTTGTACGCCCAGCCGTTCATCGACGCGGGGGACGGCGGGGGGCTGGAGGCGTACAACCAAGCGTTCGCGCAGTATGAGCGCGTGTCGCAGGCGATCATGCGTTCGACGCAAGCGCTGTTCATCCTTCCGCACAGCGCGCAGCTTGCCGAACCAGCAGCGGGGGATTCCAACGCGCGGGTGACGGTGCTGCTGGCGAGAGAAGCGGCGTACCAGTTTCCCATCGTGTTCACCTCGCGTGTGTCCGTCGAGGAGATCGCGTACGACCACGGGGTAGACGAGCGCGTAGAGGTGCACACAGGCAGGCGCTACACGATGAACACCGTGGTGGTTTTCGAGCCAGGAGAGGTGGGGCCGAAGTACCAGCCGTGCGTCGCGGAGGTTCCCGGCTACTCGCACAACAACCCGGAACCGGGGAGCATCTCGACGTTCGTGCAGGTCGGGGCGGGGCAACACAACGATCGCGCGAGTGTGGTTTCCGGTGACGGTGAGGACGTGGTGTATGCCGCCAACGAGTACGCGACGTTCCTGCCTGACATGATTGGGCAGTACGTTCGGCTGTCGAGCGCCGTCAACGAGGGCAAGGTGCGACGCGTCACCAGCTACCTACCACCGTCGCTCACTCCTGTTGAGCACGGTGGTGCGGTCGGGTTGGCGCAAGACGTTGTGATGGTGGTCGGGCTCGCCGCCGCGTACCTCGCAAGCGAGAAGGTTGTGGATAGCGTGACCGGCGCGACTGGGACGCTGCTCAGCTACAACAGCGTGACCGGCGCGGTTGTCGTGCAGCGCGCTGCCGGTATTTTTGCGGTAGGCGGGAACCTCGTCGGCCAGACGACGCTGGTGGCAACGCCCATCGCATCGGTGTCCACGGTGGGGATGTTGGTCGCCTTGTACCTCGGACTCCCGTTGGCTATGTGGTGGGCGAACGAGGGGCTCGTGCAAGCTGGCACTGGAGCCACGGGCACGTTCCTATACGCGAACGGATCGTGGGCAATCGTCATCCCAACGTCGGGAACTTTCATTGCGGGCAACTTGGTCACCGGGTTGGTTTCTGCCATCGCGATGACGCCGACCAACGTCGGCGTTGAGCCGTCGCTCGTAGACGAGGGCGCGACGTGCGCGTGGCATGTGATGGAGTGGGGCGATGACCTTGGGTTCACCGTCACCAACCCGCTGTCGCCGCTGAACGGAAAGCTCGGGTTCCTCGACGAGATCGGACGCGAGCGAAAGATTCCGCGCGCGGACGGAGAGAGCGACGCGAGCTACCGGCGGCGCGTGGCGAAGATCCCGGACGTCGTGAGCCCGAACGCCATACGGCGCGCGTGCTCGCGGTTCTTCACCCCGCACGGGTGGGTGGCCGAGTTCCGCGAGGTGGGCACGTTGCAGTTCCCCGGGTTCTTCTACGACATACCGAGCAACGACGCACCGACGTACGCGGGCGCGTGGGACATGGACTTCACCGTGCGCCCACAGGACCGCTTCCGCACCTGGACTGACTACGCGGAGTTCCGCGCGTTCTTCCTCATCGGCGTGCCCGCAACGGGTCTCGGTGAGTTTGGGTTCGCGTACGACGCGCACCCGCTGGGGTTCTACGACATCGGGCCGCTGCTCGACCACTACGACGGCTACCCGGTGGGCGAGGGCGCGTTGAACAAGGCGCTGTACAATGACATAGTGGCCCGCAAGGCAGGCGGGGTCGGGTTCGACTTCTACAAGCAGTGAGACGAGGAGACTACGATGCCGAGCGGAATGCGGAACATGGTCATCAACACGCGCGAGCGCGCGGTGAGCACCGACATCAACCGGCTGCAAGCGTTCCTCGCTTCCGAGGTCGGGCAGATTTTCTACGAGATGTGCGGCAAGTACGCAACGAGCGACGACCGCAACCCTGGGACCGAAGCCGCGCCGACAACCGGGGCCACGCCTCCGTTCAACGTGGTGCTCAACGGCCTGCGGTTCTATCCGCTCAACGGCACGCTCAACGGCCTGCTGACCCCTGGTGTGCTGCTCGTGGACAACACGGCGGCGGGCACCGATGATGCAGACTTCCTGTACTGCAACGACCCGGGCGTGGTGGCGGTGGGCACGCTGGCGCTCACGCCCGCGCCGGGCGCGACGCGCATCGACGTGATCGAGTGCCAACCCGTGACGACCGTCGTCGAGACAGACAACCGGGACATCTACAACATTGCTACCGGGCTGTTCGCGCCCGCGATGGTGACGAAGGTGTCGGCCACTCGCCTCACGTATCGCATCCGGTTGGGCGTGGCGGGCGCGGGGTATCCGGGAGCCGCAGCGGGATGGGTTCCGCTCGCGGTGGTGCGCGTGCCTGCGGCGGCGGCGAGCTGGGACGACTGCGACATCTGGGACGTACGCAACCTTGCGAGCGAGTTCTGGAACGCGCCGTACAACTCCCCGGTCACGGACGCCGAGATCGACGAGGTGTACCTGTCCGCCGTCGAGACCAACGCAGCCGCACCGTACAACGTGCAGCTCACGGGCAAGGTGAGCGGGCGGTTCAAGCACTTCCGCATCGGCGGTAGCATGCTGTGCAACTACCCGAGCGCCGCCGCGTACGTGGACATCTCGACGGGCACGACCAACTGGGAGGCGGGGCTCGCGATTGCTGCGACTTCCGTGTGGTACGTCTACCTCGCGTTCCCGTTCGGGCTCCCGGGGTGGAGGAAGTATTGGTCGAGCGCTGTGTCACCTCGTGTCCCCACCGGCTTGCGTGGCATTCCGATCATCAACAGCCTCACGAAGCCGCCAAGCCCCGCGCGTACACCGTTGGCTGCGTTGGCATTGCCGACCGTGCTTGGGTTTGGCGGCACCACAAGCGACGCGGTGTGCATCTTCACGAGCACGACGAACGGGGCCAGCAGGATGCGCGGTGCGGCGGCAGACGGTGAGCGTATCGTTGTGAAAGAGCCGCTCGTTGTTGCGCCGAGCGTGTCCGATCCGCTGGTGTCCGGGATCACCACCTACGTCATCGCGGACTCGCTTGAGATTCCGTCCTGTGCAAAGACGCTCATCGCCGAGCTTGGGCTGGCGCTGAGCAAGGGCGGTGCTCCTGGCATCGCGCTCGCCGTCGAGGTCATGCCGGTACTCCGCATGTACGACGTTTCGGGTACGTTCATCGTGTACGAGATGTCGCTCGCGAAGCAGTGCACGTTCATCCTCGCCGCGGGTGTGACCGCCGCGTGGACGATCAACGTGGAGATTCCGCTGCTGTACCGCGCGGCGGCTTCCGGCCACACGTTCGACATCGTGTGGAACATTCAACCGGACGGCGCACCGTTCACTGGAGTCGTTGTCGACCAGCTCGTAGTGCGTGGTTGGAGGATGGACTAGTTCGGTTTTCCCCGTTGACGTGATAAGGGAGGTAGCACCATGAACCCCCAGAGTTGGATCGCTATAGCGTCCCTTGTCGTGTCCACGCTTCTTGCGTTGTTCGTCGCGATTGCGCGGTACGCGGAGGGGCAAAGGGAGAGGGCCATGGATGCACAATTCAAGGCTATGGGGGATCAGGTGCAGGCTGCGAACGCTCGCATCACGAGTGTCGAGTGTAAGCTCGAAACCAAGCTCGACGCCATCCTGGTTGGGCAGACTGGGATACAGAAGGAGCTTGGCGAGTTGAAAGCAAAGATGGAGTTCGAGCGCGGCAGCAGTACGGGGGTCGACACACAGCTCAAGCAAGTGTGGGACACGTTCCTGACAAAGGAAGTGTTTGACACCCGCATGACCGGGCTCGACCGCGAGGTGCGTGACATCAAGTCGAACATCGCAGAGCTGTCGAAGCGGCACCGGTAGCGCTCGCGTGGTAGCCTCCGAGCACTGGAGGCGAAAGCCATGACGAGCATGCAGATCCTCACCATCCTGATGTCGATGTCGTTTGCGGTCGCGTTCACCGCGGTACTTCGCAAGCTGCTGACCAAGCCTGACGGGACGTGCCCCATTGACGGGAAGTGGGTGTACATCTCCGCTGCCGTGTTCGGCGTTGCGGGCAAGGTGCTCAGCCACTACGCGGCAAGCATTCCCCCGATTGTGTGGGAGGTGATGGAGCCGCTCATCGGCGTCGTGCTCGCGGTCGGCGGAGTGCAGGCGTTGACCGGCAAGAAGGTCGCCAACGTGGTGAATATCTCTACGCCAAAGATCATTGGAACAGACGGTTCCCCGATTGACAAGGCAAAGCTTGGGCTCGGAGCCTTGATGTTGATCGGCGCCGCAATCGTACTTTCCCAGGTGAGTGCGTGTTGGGCGGCGGCTCCCGCGTGCAAGGTAGTCGACGCTGTGCACGATACCTGCGTGGTGTTCAGCTACCTCGGGCCAAACGGGCAGAAGGAAACCGTGGTGCTCAACCGCGAGGAAGCCGCCGACATGGCGATGCACCTTCATGCGAAGCGTGCCGCCGCCATACCGGTTCCCCCGCCCACCGCTGGGCTGAAGCCCACAGCAGCTCCTACCCTCCCCGCTACATCGGACGCCGGGACCGACAGATGACACTCGCCGTCAAGTGGGGGTACAAACCCACCCCGAAGGATCACCACCGCCCGATGTTCGCGATGATGCGGGCGGGTACGGTGCAGCTCGACACGATTGCTGCTGAGGTGCTTCCTCCGGTGGTGGACCAAAGCCCGCTGGCTCCGTTGACGATGGACCAAGGGCCATACGGTAGCTGTGTCGGGCACGCGCGTTCTGGAGTCGTGACGCTTGCGCTCGCTGCCACCGGAACACCGTTGCCGTGGGTGGTATCGCCCGACGTGGTGTACAGGCTGGCGCGCTGCGTGGAACGCGCGGGCACAACTCCACGCAACCGCACGCTCCCCGCGTTGGTTGACGAAGGTGCGTTCCCATCGATGGCGCACGTCGCGATCAGCGAGTGGGGCGTGGTCGGCATTGGACCGCTCGTAGACGGGCGGTACAGTGACTGTGGAGCCAACGTCAACGACGAGCCAGACTTCGGAACGCTGGAGTGGTGTTCACAAACCCTCATCGTCGGCGAGTACGCGATCACGGGCACCCCGGCGGCGCGCGGGTTGGCAACACGGCAAGCTCTCGCGCACGGCTTCCCCGTCGAATGCGGGAGCTTCGTGGACACACGCTACATGGAGTGGAGTGACCCCGACGCGGCGTACGGCAAGCCCGACTACTTCGACGCGGACGGCGGCGGGCACGACCAGTACATCCTCGGCTACCGCGAGGTGCAGCCCGGGGTGTACTGGTACGACGTGCAGAACAGTTGGGGCAGCGCGTGGTGCCGCAACGGTCGTATCTGGGTGACGGACGAGTTCCTCGGTCAGTGCGATGACCTGAACGCCATCGCGGCACGGAGGGCATGATGCGGACGCTGTACGTTGTTCTGGTCGCGCTCTCGATGATGGGTGCAGCTTGCCCGCCGCCACCGCCACAGCCCGGTGATGCAGGAGTACCGCCCGGGGACGCGGCAAGCGCGTGCACGCGCGCGTGTACGAACCTCATGGTGCTCGGGTGCCCTGAGATGGGGGAGGCGTGCGTCCCGACGTGTGAGCACGTGGTGGAGCGCAGGATCACGCCGTTCGACCCGGAATGTGTCGCGGCGGCGGCAAGCAAGCAGGAGGTGGTGAGATGTCCAGCGGTAAGATGCGAAGCCCCAAACCGGAACTGATTGCCACGCACGACGGGCAGGCAAAGTCGTTCGCGTTAACCCGGGTTAACGCGGAGCCGCGCGTCGTGCTGATCCCCACGCGCGAGGGCGCTCTGGAGCGCGTCGTGGTTCCGTTCGTGCAGTCGGTTCACCACCAACCGCGCCCGAGCGGCGTGGTTGCCAAGCGCGTCGTCATCCACTGCACCGAGAACGCGGAGCTGGACGGCATGGCGATGATGAACGCCCACCTGTTCGCTGGACCCAAGAGCCCGGAGGCGAGCTTCCAATACGTCCTCGACAACAAGGACATCATCCAGTGCGTGGCTGAGCACGAGAAGGCATGGCATGCCCCGGGTGTCAACGACGAGAGCATTGGAATCGAGATCGTGGGGCGAGCGAGTCAAACCCCGACCATGTGGAGTGACGACTACTCTCGCGCAGCGCTCTACCGCGCCATGGGGCTCGTCGCGGACGTGTGCCGGCGGAACTCCATTCCCGTGCAGTTCCTCGATTGTGCAGCGCTCCACACGCAGCAACCGGGCATCACGACGCACGCCGAGGTGACGAAGGCGTGGCCGAAGGCGGGGCACGGGCACACGGACCCCGGGATGGGGTTCCCGGTGGAGGCGCTGCTTCAAGGCGTGCGCTGGACGCTGCTCAAGCTGGAGAACGGCTGACGTGGCAGGCGATGGTGGCATGCACCCGAAGGCTCTCACCGGGCTCAAGCGGTGGGCGAAGAACCTTGGGCACGGGGACATCGCGGACTCACTGATGGACCACGGCAAGGACGAGGACAGCGCCCACCGGATTGCTACGTGGCTCAAGAAGAAGGCTCGTGGCGAGGGAACAACGAAGAAGGGTGGTTGCAGCGGTGACTAGCGAAGCTCGCTCGACTGCTCCCAGAACTTCGCAAGCTGGAGCAGCGACACCGGCTTGTAGCCCCACACATCCACTCCGACATTGATGCTGTTGCCGCGGCGGACCCAGCGGCGGTGGCAGTGCCCGCAGAGCTGCGCGTCGTAGCCGTCCATGATCGGGCGGTGGTCGAGGTAGCGTTGGTCCTCCTGCGCGTTGAGCGTCTCAAGCGCAGGGAGGTGGGTCAGCAGCGTGCGCCCGATACCTTCCAGTTCGAGCACGAGCCACTGGTGTACCTCTAAGAAACCTGCGCGGGCATATCGGCGGACCTCACGTACGTACCTGTGGTGAACGTCGCTGCACGCATCGTGGTTCCCGGCGACCAGGATGTGAGTGCCGTTCATCGAGCGTAGTAGCTCCTCGATGCGGGAGCGCTTGGTTCCCCACTGAAAGTCCCCAAGGTGGTAGGTCACGTCGCCCGGCTCGACTACCTCGTTGTGCCGCCTGACCAGCTCATGCGCCATGACGCCAGTGTCCATGAACGGGCGCTCCTCCATCGTGATGATGCAGTTGTGGTCATAGTGCTCGTCTGCGGTGAACCAGTGCATGCTAGTTTCCCTTTCCAACGCTGGGCACTAGTACAACACGTCGTTCTCGACGTTCAGGCAACCGCAATCGAGGCATCGCCACCGCATCTTGCTGCGGGTCGGTTGCTCTTCCAGCTTATAACTGCCGCAGCATCCACACCGAAGTATGTTCACCCGTTGTGTGAGTTTGGTTGGGCGATCCGGAGACGGGGTTGGTTCTTTGTGTACGTTGTGCATTCGTGTTTCATAATGCGCGAAGTTACGGCGACGGGACGCGGTTGCCGCGCAACGGGTCCGCCCACCGCTCACCAAGCCAACGCCACAACCGAGGCTGTACGAGCTAGCCCAGGTTGTGGCGAACTACATGGCACTTCTGACACAGCGTTACACCGTTCTCGACGACGTATCGCAATTCCGGGAAATCCCGCCAACAGTAGTCGTGGTGTGCCTGTAGATATCCCTCGGTTGTCCCACAATCTTGGCAAGTGTGATGGTCCCGTTCAAAGACAGCTTGTCTCCATGTCTTGTATTCGATCGTTGACATGGCGTGTGTCCGAATATGGTGAAGGGCTGTAGTTCCACCTCGCCAGTTGAAGTGTTTGGGACCACGTAAGTCGTAGCGAGGGATTCCTCGTTTGGCATTGCTGATGGCGATTCCACGTTTGCGTCTGGCTTCTGGTGTACGTGCCAAGCGTTGTATTCTGCGCATGTGTTCCGGATTGGTTTTCATCAAAAGGAGACCAGCACACCGTTGGCTGCAACACCGTTGTTTCAACGGCGCGGTTTGGTTTGCAATCTCAGTACCGCAGATGAGACACTTTCTACAGGATTCGCAACGGCTTGCTACGGCAGCCCTGGATACGAACACACCACCACAAAGTTGACATACGTGTTGTTTTTCTGGCATTCCAACCGTTCGGCGATAGTGGTTGGAACAATCGTTGGAGCAAAACTTTTCGCTGGTGGCTCTCCGCACCGGCTTCCCACATACGAAACACAGGGGATGGCATTTGGGGCACAACCGCGTTTGGTTGCCGGGGGATGAAAACAATTCTCCACAAGATGTGCAAAGAAGCTGGTACACGGCCATCTGATATTATAGCGCATTCGATACTTGAGGATTGCAGTGCACCCCTGTTTCTGGGTTTCTCCAACGTTCTCCTAGCCACCTCCACAATTTCGGTTGGGTAATTTGGGAAATGTAGATGTGGATAGCGGCGTTGTCACCCGCGTACTCCAGCCGCCACGCATCACCCACGTTGTCCTGCTCGACGAGCGGATCGTGGTCGAACGTGCGCCGCCCGTACTGGTTGCCGAGTGTGACCGGCTTGTCGAGCACAGCGCTTGTCACGTAGTCGGGTGCAAGCTCGCAGCCCTGCACGCCGGTCGCGTACGCGCCGCGCATCACCTCGCGGTTGGTGATGGAGGTGCTGACGAACGGGGGCTTGATCTGGCTGTGCGCCATGCAAAGCCACGTCCGCTTGTTCGCCGCGTCCGCCGCGAACAGCTTGGCGGCGGTCAGGTCGTTGGTGTGCATGCCGTCAAGCAAGATGATCGAGTCGATGCGCTGGCGCGCAGGCGAGTTCAACAAGCGGTGGACGAACCCCCACCCCGCGCTGAACGTGATCACCGCGATGCGGCGCACGTCGCGCGTCTCGCACTTGGCGCGCTGTGCAGCCCATCCAACCAAGTCGCGGCCCGCGTCCGTACCTACTGTCTCGAACTGTGTGCTGTTCGTTCCTGGCACCCACACGACGCGCGGCATTTCGTTGAAGTACTCGTGAGCCCAGAGTGAACACGGTGCCGAGCCCGAGCACGCGAACGCCGTCAGGCAGATGTCGATTCCGAGGGAGTCCATGCTGGTTTTCCTTCCCGCGTTAACCCGGGTTAACGCGCTCGCGCAATATTGTGGGCATGACAACGGTAAGAGTCGACAACCGCCTGCGCTTTACCGCCGCCGACGTGCCCGAGTGGATGCTCGAACGGCTGAAGGAGCAGTTCACCCATTCCAACCCAAAGTACGCGGCGCAGCAGGCAATGGGGTACTACGTCGGAAACATCCCACGGTTCATTCAGACGTGGAAGCTGCGCGGCGGTGAGATGAGCATCCCCCGCGGCGGTGCTAAGCGCTTGCGCGCGTTGTTGGACGAGGCCGGGGTGGAGTGCCGCTACGACGTGCGTGTGTCCGACGGGACGCACGCGGTGTTTCCATCGCACAAGGTTGTGCTCGAACCGTTCCAGGAGCGCGTCGTGAAGGGGGTACTTGAACGGCAGAACTGCATCGTGCAAAGCAGCACAGGGTCGGGGAAGACGTGTATGGGGATCAACCTCATCACCAAGTTGCAACGCACGTCCCTCGTGATGGTGTGGAACGGCGCAACGCTCAAGCAGTGGCACGACCGCATCGTGACCGAATTGGGGATGGAGAAGTGTGATGTTGGGGTCATCGGTGCGGGCAAGTTTCAGGTGCGCCCGCTCACACTGGCGATGCAGCAGACCATCTACAGCATGCTCAAGCGCGGGGATATGCGTCTCGGAGAACTGTTCAGCTACTACGGCTTGTTCATCGCAGACGAGTTGCAGCGCTGGGGTGCAGATTCGATGGTTGCCTGTACGGAGCCGTTCACCGCGCGGTACCGCGTGGGGATGAGCGCGGACTTCACGCGGCACGACCACCGCGAGTTTCTGATCCGCGACGTGTTCGGAGAGGTGGCCGTCGAGGTGAGCACGGATGAACTGGTGGAGCAGGGCGTTGTGCTGGACGTTACGGTGCGAGTAGTGCCGAGCGACTTCGAGGCGGACTGGTATCGCGAGGAGTTCCTCGAAGACGGGACGGTGAATCCGCGCTTCCAGAACTTCAACGCGTTGCTGGACGTGATGTGCTCCGACCAAACCCGCAACCGATTGCTCATCGAAGTGATAGGGGAGGGCAGCAAGGCGGGCGGGGTGCTGGTGTTCAGCCACCGCGTGGATCATTGTCAGTACCTCGACAACCAGTGCATTGCGGCGAACATCCAGAGCGGGTTGATGATCGGTGGCATACAGTGGAGCCACGCGTTCGACGAAACCAAGAATGGGTTGATGAGCCGGAAGCTGAAGGTGGGGATCGGAACGTACGGGGCAATCGGGCAGGCCATTGACGTTCCGGCCGTAAGCCGTGGTGTGGTGGCTACGCCGGTGAACAACAACCGGCAGATGTTCGGGCAGGTGCGCGGGCGCATGTGCCGCGCGAACCGAGCGGGTAGCGTGGACGCGGAGCTTTACTACATCTGGGACCGACGCGTGTTCGGGCTCAAGACGCTGCGCAACCTGATGCAGTGGAACAAACGGGTGCTCGTGCGCGATAGCGACGGATGGATCAACGCCCGTGACTACCTAGCTAGGGAACGCGCCGCGTCTTCCCTGTTCACGGACTAGCGCATTATTCACAGCGGAGGATGCAATGGGTGACAAGGTGGAACCGAGGGTCAGGGCGAAGGTGATGCAGACCGCGACCGGGGTGCGGCTGCGGGTGGAAACGGGGCGGGTGACGTTCACGCCCGTCGCGTACAACACGTTCGAGGTGGGCAGCGTCAGCATCGAGCTTGACCTACCATCCGGCGCGGACGTGGGCGAGGCGCTCGCCGAGATGGACGAGGTGGTGAGCGGGCACTTCGGCAAGGCGTACGCGCGGCGGTTGGACTCGTACCTCAAGGCGCTGCGCTACAACGACAAGAAGCTCCGGGAGGACCGGGAAGCGCACCGAGGCTGACACCATGGGCAGACGACCACTCGTGATACCCCCCCTAAGATCCGAAGGACAAAATGATCCTACTTCTGATTCCAACGCGCATTATGGATCTGTTTTTGGATCGGTTAACCCAGTAGTGGGAAATGTAGATCCAGAAATAGGATCCGAGAAACAGATACCCTTGGTAGGATTGGATTGTCCTTCGGATCTCAAAGGGGGTATCGACGACGCGCTGGGGTTTGACCCGGAGCGCAGCGCCGCCGCAAAGGAGTTGGCGCGGTGGGCTGGGAAGCGCCCCGCGTTAACCCGGGTTAACGCCGCCGGGCTGGAGGAGTCGCTGACCGAGGCGGCGGCGATGATGTCGAGCGCGGAGTGGGGCGATGCGAAGCCCCGGCACTTCGTCGCGCTGTGGGCGATGTGCCACGAGCGGGTGTACAAGGCGAGCGCGGTGGGGGAGCTTGCGGGGCTCGGGTGGCGTGCGGCAGTGAAGGCGGCGGCGGTGATGCTGCGCGATGAGTTCGAGGGCGAGGCGCAGCGCATGGCCGAGTACGTGCGCTGGTGTTGGCTGCGCGAGGAGGGCAAAGAGCGGTGGTGCAAGGAGCGTGGCTACGCTCGGCGAGCGCGCGTGACGTGGAGGCACCAGTTCGGCAGCGCGATGTTGGCCGACTGGCGCGTCGAGATGGCGAGGAAGGGGAAGCGGTGATGTTGAACTTTCAGCACGGGCTGTGCGTCGTGAACTCCAACGGGGTGGTGTGGCGCGTGCACAGGATACCCAAACGCAGGTTGGACAGGTGGCTGAGCTGGAATGGGCGGAGGCTGGTTGAGCGAGTGCTCGCGGTGCTGCACTTGCCCATCCCGGTGTGGGCGCAGACGGCGGTGCTCGTGATGGACAGCGGCGACAAGCTCCGGTTGCTGCGCGACGTGGACAGCGTTGTGACGTGGGTGCCCGACGACGTGAACACCGTGCCACCGGAGGGAATGCAATGAGGCGCAAGCTGCCGTTCGACGTGATCATGGCCGACCCTCCGTGGCCGTTCGGGGACAGGCTCCCGGGCGCGACGCGTGGAGCCTCGCGCCAGTATGCGACGATGAGCTTGGCGGAGATCGAGCTGTACACGAGCTACGACAACCTGTGGAATCAGATCGCGGACGATGCGATCCTGTTCCTGTGGCGCGTGGCGGCGATACCGGAGTGGATCGACGTGTGCCGCGTGTGGGGGTTCACGCCGAAGGCCGAGCTTGTGTGGGTGAAGGTCGGCAAGACGCAGACCACCATGTGCACGGACGTGAGGGAGCCCAACGCGGTGCTGGTGTATGGTGGGTACGCGAAGCTCGCGTTCGGCATGGGACACAAGGTTCGCAACTGCCACGAGGTGTGCGTCATCGCGCAGCGCGGCAAGGGGTTGGAGGTGGCGGACAAGAGCATCCGCTCCGTGTTCTTCGCGCCGCTGCGGGAGCACAGCCGCAAGCCCGACGAGGCGTACCGCATTGCGGAGCGTATGTACCCGCACGCCAATCGGCTGGAGCTGTTCGCGCGCGAGCGGCGCGCCGGGTGGACGTGTCACGGAAACGAGATCGGAATCTTCGACGAGGTGACGCTGTGAGGAAAGCAGTCAAGCAGGAGGTTCCGCTGTTCGTCGTCATCAACGCGGCGGCGCGGCAGTGCATCGTGCGCGAGGACGAGACGCTGCAGGCGGTCATCGAGATAGCGATGCAGGAGCACCGGGACCGTTGGGGCTACGGCGGCTTCCGCGTGCTCGACCGCGAGGGCTACGAGCAGCCGCTAGACGTGGAGGTCGGTCTGCTCGGCTACGACCCGGGCAAGGCGCTGTACGTTTACCCGCCCCGCGCATGATTGGAGTCACATGGGACGCAAGCGACTTTACGAGGAAGCCGAGCCGGACGAGGTAGTCGTTCAGTTCGACGTGATCAACGAGCAGGCGGTTATCGCCGCCGGGCTCGCGTGCGACGACGAGCGCCCGAAGCTCGTGCGTCAGGTGGTGTCCAGTCAGTTCCACACCGACAAGCACGAGAAGGCGTGGGCGGTTGTGGTGCAGATGGTGGAGCAAGGATTGCGGTGGGACCCGCGCACGGTCGCAACGCTGTGCGACGCGGACCTTGCCGCGTACCTGACGGAGCTGGTGGCTACCGGCACACCGGGGCGCAACCTGGAGCAACACCTGGAACGCTTGCGGTGGGACGACGCGCGCATGAGGGCGGCAAAGGGACCGCTCCCCCGATTGCTCGCTTCGCTCAAGGACACGCGCGCCAAGCCGCAGGCGCTCGTTACTGCTGCGCGCGACGTGTCGGCGTGCTTCGACGGGCACGGCGAGACGAGCGCGATGCCAGCGCCGGGGAGCACCGCCGACGAGCAAGCGGTGGAGATACGGCTTCGCATGGCGGGCAAGGCCAGCTACCCGTGCGGCATTCCTGACCTGGACCGCTGCGCGGACGGCAGTGCCCGCATCGTGCCCGGGTTCGCGCCGCGCCGCTGCACTTGGATCACGGGAGTATCCGGTAGCGGGAAGTCCACGCTTGCGGCGATGATCGCTCACGGCTTGTGGAAGCAGGGGCGGCGTGTGCTGTACGGCGCATGGGAACCGGGGCTCGGCAACGTGCTGGAGCTGATGGCGTGCTGGGAGGCGGACGTGTGCCGCGAGCAGATGAAGCTCGGGTTTTGCACCGAGGAGGAGGTGCGCCGCCACCACGAGGCGATGCGCGAGATCGAGAAGGGGGTGCGGCTGCTTCGCAACCCGTTCCGCCAGGGGCGGGTCGAGGAGGAACAGGGCAAGCGCGGTTACGGGCGAATGGACACCAACGAGCGCCGCATCGACGTGCTCGCGCAGTACATCGAGCGGTCGGGCTGCGACGTGTTCATTGCCGACCTACTCAAGCGCGCGTTCGCGCGCGCCCGCGACCCGGGCGAGGAGGAGCAGGCGCTGTACATGGTGCAGGACATGAAGGACCAGCTCGGCATTCACGTCGTCGGCCTGCACCAGCAGAACATCAAGGGCGCGAGCGTGTCAGGCGTCAAGGACCGCAGGCCGAGCACGGAGTCGTCGCTGATGGGGTCGAGCGCGTGGTTCCAGACGGCGGACCTCGTGCTCGGCGTCTACCGCGAGTACCTGTACCGCAACGTCGACGACAACGTGATGGAGGTGCACGTGCTCAAGCAGCGTGACGCGCGGTGGCCCATCGCGCTGCGGTTCGAGTGGAACCCGGAGTGGGGCACGCTCGGCAAGGGCACGGAGTTCGACTACCGCCCGATGGAGGGCGACGCCGAGGCGAGCGAGGGGATCGACAGCGCGTTCCGCGACCCCGGGCCGAAGCGCCCCACCGGCAAGCGACACTTGCGCAGCGTGAAGGACAAGCACGATGACGACCCGTTTGGATGACGGCAGCGTTAACCCGGGTTAACGCGGAGTGCTTTAGATGCTCGTTGACGTTCCCAAGATGCTCCGGCTTCTCGGCATCACCGAGTACAAGCAGGTGCGCGGTGAGCTGTGGGCGCGGTGCCCCATGCCGCTGCACCCCGAAGGCAAGCCGAGCTGGAGCATCGTCAACGATCCGTCCTCCCCCAAGCACGGGCTGCACAAGTGCATGGGCTGCAAGCGCGGCGGCAACAGCGCACACCTCGTCGCCACCATCATCGGCATCACGACGGCCAGCGCGTACAGGTGGCTCCAGGACAACGGCTGCGTGCTCGACGACCAGACGCCCGACACGCTGCCGGGCCGGGTGCGGTGCGAGGTAGACGACGGCGAGAGCGCCGCGCTGGAGCTACCGTTCGGCGTGCACGTCAAGCCGTGGCGCGAGCTTCCCGGTTTCGTGCGCCGCTACCTCTCGCATCGCGGCATTACGGCGTGGCAAGTGCAAGCCTACGGTATCGGCTACGCGGTGGTGGGTGAGCAACGCGGGCGCGTCGTGCTTCCGACGCGCAATCAGTACGGCGCCCTCCTGTCTTACACGGGGCGCAGTTACACGGGCTCGCTGCTGCGGTACTTGAGCGCGAAGGAGCAAGCGGGCGCGAGGCCGAAGGCGGCGCTGTTCGGGGAAGCGTTGTGGCGTCAGCGTCCGGTCGAGGAGTGTTGGTGTGCGGAGGGCGCGATCAAGGTGCTCGCCATCGAGCGCGCGCTGTGCTCCACTGGAACTGGCGAGAATGGGCAAGCCATCGCGGCGTTCAGCGGCGCGGAGATGCACGAGGAGCAGGCGCTGAAGCTGCGACGGTTCGAGCGCATCACGTACGTCGCGGACAACAACGAGACTGGGATCAGGTTTGCACGCGAGATCGAGAACGCGATGTGCGGGATGGCAGCGGTGCGCGTGGTGGTGCCGCCGGAGGGAAGCGAGGCGGACACCTTGACGCGGCGCGAGCTTCGCGCATTACTTCTGGGAGGAGACGGTGCGTGATGGGACGTAAGAACGGCAAGACGGGCGTGCGGTACGGAACGCCGTACACGGAGCTGGGCAAGGCGATGCGCGACGACCAAGCGCGCGCGGCGCTGCTCATCATCGATGCGTTGGAGCGCACCGGGTGGCGCATCATGCGTGCCGCCGCGCTGCTCGGATACCGCGACTACGGCCAGCTTGACGACTACATCACGCGGCTCGGCATGCGCAAGCTGG